ATCACCATTCCAAGCATCTTGTCTTACTCTTTCTTCTACACCAGTAGATGCTGAACGAATGACCATATAGTTATATGTGCCATCGTTTTCAAAGAATACACCATCATTAGCACCAAACAATCCCACACGCTGGCGTAGATTTGTTTTTGGTGTGTTCATACAGAATGTAAGCAATGTAAGCTGGCTTTTACCTGGCTGATAAGGAAACACTTTCATAGTTTCTCTTATCACACTATCGTTTACAGATGACCCCACATTGAGTTGAAAACTACTTTGGTTAGCTACATAAACAACATTTGCTATACCATTGATAGCACTACTAAACTGTTGATGGTCATAATAACGACTGTTGGTATCAAATAATGTGAATGGTTCAGAAACTCTTAAACGACCAAATGCGTCACTTGTTGCTCCGCTAAATCCTGAAATGATTACGCTGGTATTGTTGTCAATAGTAGCAGTAAGATTACCCGATACTACCCAAGGGCTTGTGCCCTGTTGAACTGTTACATTACCACCAGTGATGTTAGCATTAACATTAGGCATCGTGCCTATATTGACATTACCTGTAACACCAACATTACCACTTACTGGTAGAGTATTACCTGTTAGAACAACATTACCTAAACTTGTTACGCCTACATTTCCTGACACACTGGCATTAACATTAGGCATAGTGCCGATATTAACATTACCTGTCACACCGACATTGCCGTCAATAGTAAGACTACCGCCACCATCTACTACCGTAACATTACCTGTGATACCCGCAATATTTCCTGTAATACTACTAACTGCTACAGTACCTGTTACTATGGCATTGACATTACCACCTGATATAGTAACATTGCTGTTGCCGTCAATACTGACAGGCATCCATGGAACTGTAAGTTCCCCTGATGTACCTATCTCTGAAACATGTGCATCAACATTACCGGGAATATTAACATTGCCACTAATAACAATATTACCCGTAAACCCGGTGCGAACAAATACCTGACCAGTATCTTCGTTAAGTTCTAACGCTTGGTTGATATTACGTAAATACCATGGGGAAACTTCTGTTGGTTCTGGAACGGCCATAAAAATACTCACTTATAGTGAGTATTTATCATTTTATTTAATATCCAATGGTCGTTGTTTAGTAGCTAGGATGCAGTAATATTTTTCACGGCATTGAACTACATTTCCATCTTTATCGGGCACGCCTAGATCAAATTCTAAGTTTTCAAATTTGTCAATGTTAAATCCAGTACGTGTCAACAATGCACCTAGTTGTGTATGACCAAATATACTATAATGATTTAGATTGAGTTCATGTTTTCTATCGCAGTCTGGTGCAGGAACTTCAATATAAATTTTTCCACCTTGCTTTAACACACGATTATATTCCATCAAGCTAAAGATAGGATATGGACTATGCTCTAATGCATGACGCAAGAAGATAAAATCTACGCTTTCATCAGTATATCCATCTTTCTGTGGTAAAAAGCTCAAATCATACTTTTTAATAGTATGTCCTTTATTTTCACAGATTTTTATATCACCTGGACTTAGTGTTACACCAACAACATCTGTGAATTGCCTATTTTTCATTTCGTCCAAGAAGTATCCCGGGCCGCAACCTAAATCTAAAATTTTAGAATTCTTGTTAAGATTTAATGGATCAATGTAAGTTTTAACAATATGTGTTGTTAAATCTTGATGAAATTTACTATCGCCCTCATCGTAGATATGGGCGGTATATAACCATTCGTTATAAAACTTTAGCTTAACTAAATCTAGGGTGTTATTAATATCAATCATTTGAATCCTGTATTGTTATCACAATACTTATTCGCATTGATGAGTTAGATTATTTTTTCTTATACCCTTTAAAAGACTTTACAGGGCTAGTTGTATAGGTGTCCGGGACTTCTTGACTACGAAGATCACCCTTATTTAAATCTTTAAATTCTGTGCCATTCACTGCGTATGCCATTTTAAGCATATTATGTTCGGCTTCTGTATACGGAGCCGCAATATCATATCTGCCGGCCCAGCTTTCAGAATCGAATTCAGGCATAGTAATACCATCGGTAGATGCCGCTGCCATCATAATACGATTTAATTCGTAAACTCTATCAGCTAAACTTTCGTCACGAAATTTATGCAACCCCTTTGTTGCATATCTAAATCTTTTACGGATCTTTCCTGTTTTAGCCTCAGATATAAATTCATTTGCTCTCATTTTTTATATCCTTTGAAAGGCTTAATTGGAGACTGTAGTAAAGTATCATCCATTTCATCACTAGTAGGTGTACTGACGGCTTTTTTTCCGTGCTTATGAACTTTTGATAATGCTTGATCAATGACTTTAGCGATGTTAGGATCAAAACTAGTAATAACTTGATTTTCTCCCCAACTACTTTCTGCACGAAAATCAGGCTTATATTTATTAACTTCATCATTACCCATATTACCTTTAACATCAGCAATAGCTACACCAAAACGATAAAGGTCATAGAAATCTTGATTTTTTAATTCAGGGATAACATAGGTATGTGGGAGAGACTTAGACGCTATATCCAACCCGTCATGAATTTGATCCAATCTTTGCTCAGTAATAAATTCACGGGCTCGCATTAAGGACCTTCGGTTGTGATTAATAAATCATTTTCTGTGGCAAGTATACTACCAGTAGGATAGCCATCCAACTGTATATCTAACCCTGGAGGAGGTTCTCCTTGTGATGTTACCTGTGATGATACAAAGTGAAATACTACTGTACTAACTAATGGATCTACTTTAAGTCTTACATTACCACCGGCGATGTCCATGTCATAACGACATAATGCGTTACCCACAAACGTTGTTCCGTATGCAGTAAAACGAACCCCTGCTAAATTATTAGTAATACTAGCAGAAATTGTTACATTTTGAGTGTCGATAGTCCCGGGATCATAACTACGTACCTGAAACATTCCTTGTGTAAATGTATTGGCCGGTGTTTCAAAAATAACTTGACCAGCTGTGCTACCTACGCTGATAGCTTCGCTAGTATTAAAACTGGTAGAAAATAAGTTACTAAAATTATTGTTGATTTTTTGGAAAGCAACACGTAACGGGTCGCCGGTACCGTCGTTTGGTAATGCACCTACTAAAATTATTTCTTGTGTTGCCATGTCAAAAATCCATTCGTAATCTTATATTTATCTTAGAACCCAAACCAATTTCGTTTTGGTGGTTCTACTTTAATAGAATTATTTTTACACTTTTCCGCAAGAGCAATAGCTCCTACTTTTGTTGAATTATCGCCACCTTTTGCAATATCACTTACTGCTGCCCAGCAAGCAGTTTGTGCCACTGTATTATCTTTACTAAGTGATTTGGCTGCATCATAATATAATTGATCACGGTTTGTGGCACATCCAGTGAGTAACAATATACCTGTTGCTAAAATTACTAATTTCATGTTTATTCCTTAAATATACTATTATTTTACGCTATCATGTATCTTTTTTTGCTCATTATACCACTCTTGCCAGCCTTCTACTTTAGTAGAACACTCATAGTATAAAGTGTAGTTTTGAACTACTGTTTTAAGTAATTCAGTTATTGCTACCTTATCGCCATCTACTGTCTTTAATTCTTCACATTTTTTCATTAACTCAGGTACAGCTTTTGGAAACTCAGGAACAATGGGTACGGGTTGTTTAAAAAATGCACATCCTGACAATAATAAAACAGGTATTAGGATAAATATCTTCACTTTTTATCCCCTTTGTTTAGTTTTGCCGCATTGTTGTGTACATCTAATAATTCTTTGGGGACTGGACAACTTTCTACGTATTTAATAACCTCTTCAACTCTTACACGTTCAGGACCCTCTATCGTTTTTAAAACTTCACGATCCTTATATCTATCTACATATTTTACGATAGTATCGCCCTTTTCTTTTATAACTGTCTTTTTATCAGTTAATGCAGCCTGTAATTGTGTGTTAAGATTTGCAGATTCAGCTTCCGCTTTAGCTACTTTTGCTTCTACTTCTTTGATTTTTAGCTGCCATTCTTTTTCATTAGCTAACCCACCCTCTAGATATACACCTAAAGCAAATGTTATTAATGAGATTATTTGTATGGGTAGCTTGTATTTGTTAACAATTGGAATAAAACCCAATACGAATCCGGCAATAATTCCTATTACTCCGGCTGCAAATATTGCATGAACGATTATTTCAGATATAACAGTAAAGATCCACATAAACTTATTTATCGTAAAACTCTACTACTTTATCCGCAATATATTCTACTTCACCGTCAGTCAATTCAGGGTAGATAGGAAGACTTAATACTCCCCTTGATAGCATCACACTTACTCCCAATAGATCAGGATGTTCAATATTTCTATCTCGCACACTCGGTAAATCTCCTAAAACGTATTCGTAGTGAATTTTACTGTCTATGCCATCCGTCAATAAATGCGTATGTAATGAATTTCTTTCCTGCAAATACATTATAAATTTTTGATGTGCATGCGGATCTTTAGTATCTGATAGACAACGGATAGGTAAATTTTTAAATGAGTCACACCAATATTTTGCAATATTAGCTCGTTTGCGTTGCCAATCATCAATATATTTTGCTCTTACTAATATTTGAGCGCAATCCTGTTCACTCATTTTACTATTAGTACCCACATCGTGAAAATATGGTTTATTGTTATCTCTGTAGCTAGAAGCGTATAGGTACAACTTCTCATCGTTGGTTACAATAGCTCCGCCGTTCCCTGAGCTAGGTAAATTTTTTGTAGGGTCAAAACTTATGGCCATGCCACTACCCACATCACCGTCACATACTAACCAGTGTTGGGCTCCATCAACAATAATACCATATGCAGTCGCATATCCTGCAATTGGCCAAGGTTTGCGACCACCATATCCCATGACACAAACGTATCCTGCATGTTTTATGTCATCCTTAATAATACCATTATTATCAGTATCAGCTAATTTTACATCCCATCCTGCAGTTAAAAATGCGTTTAATGTTGCAGGATATGTTAAATTCGGAAGATGTATTATAGGATTCTTATTTAAAGTATCTAAATGTTTATCCTTTTTATAACGTGCAATTATTTCTAATGCTTGTGTGCCTGAATGTACGGTTATGGCATATTTTGTTTTTGTTCTATATCTCAACCATTCTTCAAATGATTTAGTATAATGACCATTGACTAATTGACCATCCTTTAAGGATCTATGAGTTGCATCCAACAACTCATCTTTTAAATTATTGTACTGTCGTTTTAAACCAAAATGCGGTATTTTCATTCTGATATTTTTTTCTGCCAGTATTCTGATTTGCTTAGCCAATCATAGTATAATTGAAATCCTTCTTCAACATCAACTTTAGGATTGTATCCAAAATCAGTTCGGGCAGCATTAATATTCAATGCACCTCGGCTAGGAAAATCAACATCTTTATCACGCACTTCAATTGTTCCCTTACCAACAATCTTAACTGCAAGATTGGCAGCATCTAACAAGCTACGACTATGTGACTTTGTAATATTGTATATTTTATTACATGTATTTTCACTTAAACTTGCGGCGACAATTCCGTCGGCTGCGTCTTCAACATAGGTGAAGTCAAGGGTCTCGTTTGCTCCATTAACCTTGAGCACTCCACCGCGCATTGCAGTGAGCATGAACTTCGCAATAACTCTATCTTCCACATCAAGCGGGCCGTAAACAGCACTAGGGCGAATGATAACATGATCAAAACAGCCTCGGCGAGTGTAATCTTTAACCAGGTGTTCCCCGGTGAGTTTGAGTATTCCATATTGTCCTTGTGGTTTGCAATTATAATCTTCTGTAACATCGTCAGTAAAGTCACCATAGACCATACTTGAACTGATATAAACAAATTTCTTTACACTATGTTTTTTACTTAATTCTAGTAAGTTAATGAGTCCTTCACTCATAACTTGACTTCCCCATATTGGATTAGAGTTTACAACCTTTTGCCTAGGGAAGCTAGCCATATGAATTACAACATCAAATTTTTGACCAGCAAATAACCAATCCATATTTTTATTGTCGCAAATATCATATTTGTATGCTAATGATTTCTTAATTTTTTTAGAACGCTGTGTTATTAGATACTTGATTTCATCTACTGGAATAATTCCATAGTTAGTTTGATTATCTACAATGACTACATCATGTCCTAAATTTTCTAATTTATGCACTACGTTGTGCCCTATAAGACCTAGGCCTCCGGTTACTAATATTTTACTCATATTTTAATTTCCAATACGTATAATTTTCAGGTGTTAGGTTAGCTCTTATAAGAACTTCATGTCCATATATATCAGGACTAGGTATTAAATTCCACGTAGGTTTATCAATTGCATTTTGCATGATCCATTGCCCTGCATCACTATGTTCCCATTTATATAATGGCTCAGCCGCATATAGCTCAGGATCTTCTACATCAGCCATGCGAAATTTATGTACAATTACGTTAATAGTCATAGGTAACAATTATCAAAAACTAAGTGAACTCTTTCAGTAGAGCCAGTATTAATTGCAGTATGTTCTTCCTGCACTCTAACCCTGTATACATAACCCAACTTTAAATGCCATAATTTTCCCCAAACACTCATAAAAGAACCTGAATTTGTTATTAACGGAATATGAACACGGTATGGATGTGGATCAAAATGAAATGAGTAACAACTTCTAGGATTTACTCTAAGTAGTCTAACTCTTCCTCGTTCATTTACTTTTAGCTTTTTAGCTAAATTCTGTATATATTCAGTACCAGGTTGCCAGTCTACAAAATCATCTTGAACGAATCCCATTGGGTTAGAATCTTTGTATCTTAGATCACTTATTCCTTCAAAACTTTTTGCCCAACGCAAACCTACTTGCTTATTGGTTTCGGATAGTTTACTAACATAGTGGTTAATGCTGTTCAGTATTTCATCTACATTAACTGTACCTAATACTTTGACAGCTTCAGTTTGTTTGGTGGGGGTATAGAAAGTTTTCATACTGCCATAGCTGCCTTAAGTTGCCCATGACTTTGATACCCTTCTAGGTAAATGTCTTGCATAGTCATTTCAAAAATGTTAGTTTTTAATGAGTTTAGCATTAACGTAGGTAATGGATATTCGGTTCTTGTGAGTTGTTCTTTCACTTGCTCTATATGGTCTTTATAGATGTGTGTATCACCTGTACTGATGATCAATTCACCAACCTTATATCCACAATGATGTGCAATCAAATGAGTGAGTAACGCATAGCTAGCAATGTTAAAAGGTAAACCAAGAAACACATCCACGCTACGCTGGTACATATGACAAGATAGTTCTTTATTTTTGTTGACATAATATTGACTCATCACATGACAAGGCGGAAGTGCCATCTGATCCATGTCGGCTACATTCCAAGCACTTAATATATGCCGCCTACCATTTGGGTCTTTCTGTAACCCCTCAAGGAGGTTTTTAAATTGATCAATCTCCGTGCGGTCAACCGCGAGCCTCGTGCCACCGAGATGTGCTGGACCGAAACTCCACCTCTCCGTATCTTTTTGCCAATGACGCCATTGTACCCCATATACACGACCGAGGTCACCTTCAAACTTCGCTTTCGATTTCCAATACGGCGCAACGGCGTTCGGTGTCCAGATTGTAACTTTTCCTTCGGCATCTCCGTGCGTGATTTCAGCCAATCTGCGCTCATCGCCCGAGCCTTCAATAAACCATAGTAACTCGCCGCAGACAGCCTTCCAAGCAAGTTTCTTAGTGGTGATGGCAGGGAATCCTGTACGCAAATCAAAGCGAAGATTACGGCCAAAAACACTATAGGTGCCAACACCAGTCCTGTCATCTTTTATTTCTCCATTATCTAAAATATCTTGTAGTAGTTCGTGATATTGTTTCATTTGCGTTTCCAAATTTCGTATGTATGGTCTGCATGTTGTTCAGAAGAATCCAAGCAAAACTCATTTTCTAATTTTATCAAATCGATAAAAGTATCGCAAGTATATTCGGTCATTGTTCTAGTTAAATGTATCTCATCTATCAAATCCCAGGATCTTTGAATAGTTTTGGAACCCCCTATTATCCAGCCTTCATTTAACAAATT